TGATAAAAATAAGGTAAACACATCATTCCACCCTGTTGAGTCGTCGGATTAAGAAATATATGAGGCAATTGTGATTGTTGTACTAAATTAGTTTCAATCAATTCTGAAAATCCAGACATCTGATCAAACCTATGCAAAGGCATATAACTAACCAGTACACGACCATAATGAAAACCAGTACCACTAATCACAAATTTAACGCATAATTTACCTCTCAGTAAATTAAAATGTGTTATGCGATTATTGATACGAGTATTATTTCCAAAATAATCGTCCCAAGGATTAATATCAGCATTAAAAGTTCCGCCGACTTGCCACTTATAAGCATTAAGCTTAATAGGACGCTTAAGAAAATCCTTGTAAGCAGCTACACGCTCATCTCTTGATTTCCTAACATCATCCACAAAATCATCAATCCTATAAGTGTAACCTGTGTCCTGATCACTAAACGTCATTTGTTGTTGTCTCTTCTCTCTATCCTTAATAGGTGCAACTAATGTTGCACCATGAACATCTGAATTATAAGAAACTTCCATACCGGAGTGTGGTTCAAATTCAGCACAAAATGCCAGAGGTACTAACATAGTAGCATAAATCCTATCACTATAAGTAACAATATTAGTAGCAACAGGAATAACACCAATAGAACGCAAATCCTTCATTAAATGTCTATATTTTGACAAAGCTGATTTAGTCAATTCAGAACCCATGGTTAACTCTGAAGCTACCCAATGCGAATTCTTATATGATTTGAAATGTTCAGTATCAAAAGGTCTAACATTCCAAGCATCACAAAATTCATTAACGCTCCGTACATCAATAGATAAAGGTGCTAAATCTTTCTCTACACTAGATTGTGGTACAAAAACATCATCAGATATAGTTAATATAGGATCAATAGGTAATTGCATCAATTTATCAATATATTCGTCCAACTCTCGATATATTTGACTAGTTGGTAATACATCATCACTAACGTCCTCAAAGATACAAGATTGAGCCTCAAAAACTTGACGAGAATGCAATTCGTCGATTACGTCTAAATTCTTAGCCATAACCATTAACATATTATAAGTTTGAAACTTATAATATCGCGGTGAATCCACACCGACTTGAGGTAGAAGTTTTAATAATCCTCTATCGCGCAACTTCTTTGAGCTACGACGGAGATTTCTAAATGAAAATTTAGTAAGTGCATTATACATTTAATGGTGAAACACTCAATTCACCATCAACGATTTATTTTTCAGGTTGGCGAAACCATGGTAAATACCATTCAAACCTACATATAAAAGCCTTTATAGAACATATAAATAAATGAAATTATATCTAATATGGTATCCAATTATATGCACAATTTTTGCTACGCTCCGCTAGCAGAATTGTAACTGCTATTCTAATTTTATAAGGGTTTAGAAAGGCCCTAGTTGGAACGATAATTATTGTTCCATTCCTCAACTAAATCATCATAAGATAAATCTAATCGAGTACACAAGTATGTGAGCTTTGCTTCTTTAGCAACATCCCTCATATCTTGTAAACGCTTAATATAAACCTCTTCACCATGGTTAAACCATTCACGTAAAGCTGTATCTATATTAAGTGCGCAAGCCATTTCTTCTGTATTCAAAGTTGATTTGTCTCGTAAAAAGCAATGTAATGATTTGAAAATGGACTTTTCAATTAATGCTCCTGTATGACACTTACGCTTCGGACAAAAGATTGACTTACGCTTGAGAAATTCAAAATCCAATGGATCTAAAAATCTCACCAATTCACTCTCTTTATCAGGCATGGTATAGATCTGACCATATTCTTTCAGAAATTCGGATAATCCTTTAATCCCAAACTCCTCAATATCAGGATGAACTGATCCAATATTGTCATCACCATATGTTATTAAATTAACGTAATCTCTAAATGGTTTACGTACTGTATATGACTCTGGTTTAAACAACGTATAAAAATAAGCACGTTGATTCAATGAACCACAAATACCATTTATAACGACCGTTAGAGAATTGCCTGATATATGAGTGCCCTCTGTTAATCCTATTAAATCACCATTAAATGCAATAATAGCATAAACTATATCACCAGCCATAGCTTCCATGATATTAATATCATCATCACAATAATTGCATTGTTTAGCAAAATCAATCATTATACGTAAAGCTGCCAATATCAATTGAGAGGGTATTTTTTGATCATATTTACCATAGTCACCACCTATAAGGCGATTCTCACCATGTTTAAATACAAATTGATGCAATTCCTCCCACTCTGGCCCATGACTATTTATACCAACGGCACATTCCGAAACCAAAGGATTCATTTGTAATACTCGAATAATAGGTAAATAATATTTTCTAATCAAGAATGTTAAAGCGATAGGATTACCATAAAAGATACGGCATTTATCTTTACTAAGTACTTCATCCTTCTTACAGGCTTTAGCTATAGTATATGCTCGCTCACCTTTACGATAGCACTCTTCACATCTGTCAATTTCAATATTTATATCATCTGTGAAACGCCATTTCTCTTGCCAAACATCATCAGATTCTTCTTGAATTATATAATTTCTTTTGGATCCTGTTAATGGAAAACCTATAGATGTATTCAATTTGATACCATCCATAAATTTCTTCCCTGGTATACCACATGTGTTTTGGTAATATGTTAAAGGTCTACTATCACGCCATAAAGGTTTATTGAAAATATCAAGTAAAGCGCTTTTATAATCCTTAACACAAAGAGATAATAACTCATGTGCATATGGCAAAGCAGGTACTGCAAGATTAGCTAAACATGTTTGCCAACCAAACCAATCAGGCTTCATTTTTGGAGGTCCCCAAATATTGGGTACTCCACAAATATCAGTAACAATATGGCTAATAGGCGTTACACGAACTGATGAAAAACTCAAAGCTCGTCCAGGACACTGTCCGTAATACTCGACTTGAGAATCATGGGGCATATAATTGAGAGGTGATTTTGGATGAATAGGACCATCATCTATAACTTGCTTTTCTAAAACTTGAACTTCAAATTTTTCAGCTGATCCTGTTAACAACACTCCTTCAACATCTCTCAAATGTGCTTCTGCTAATTCAAAATCCTCTCTAGTGAGTGTTCCGTAACAACCTTTGCGTGTTCCGGATTTTCCACCAAGATGAAATCCCATAATAGTAGTAACTCTACCGTGAGATATCAACGTAGCTCCACACATACCACGAAAAGTTAAAGTGGATAAATTAGCATACTCACCCCCATCAAATGTG